CGACGAACATTTAAGACACGCCTACGTCATCTGATTATACCAGTAGTACGGGTCTATGCAGGCTCCTAAGAAGCTCATGTTCGTGTTAGGGCTGCCAGTGAACGAGTTCGATACGCTCGTCTGGGCGGTTTCCATCGTCGCCTTGGCCCCAGAGCTGCCGGTCCAGTATGTTCCACCGGCCCCGCTTCCAACCTCAGCACCGCAGTACAGACCGTAGTTTCTAGCAGACGCCGTGACCGACGCGTAGTTGTACCAATTTTGGAACTGCGAAATTTGCGACGACGACGTGTTGTAGTAGTCCATCACGACCACGAAGTCCGAGTGGTCCATTAGATGGAGGCCCTCGAGTTGAGAGACACCATTGTACGTAACCGTCAGTGCCGCACTAGTCCCATCTGCCAGCCACTGCGTCGCGAAGCAGCCGATTGGAATGTTGAGCAGCTTCTTCGTCGAAATCATCAAGTCGCAAAGCCCGATAGGCTCGGTGCTGGTGTAGTTAGCGACAGTCCAATACTCTACATCGTAGGCCAAACCATCGAAGTGAGACATGTTGTTTGAACTTTGGTCGCACCACTGGTCGTACTGTTGCATCGCTTTGAGCACGTTCTTCGCAACCCACTGTTGGTTGTGCCCCCAGTCGTTGTTGCCGGCCATCGCGATCACCCTGATATAGGACGCACGAAGATAGTGAACGGCGCGAGCAAGTTGTGTCGCGTTTGCCGAGCTCCAATTACCTCCACCGACGTACGGATATACGTCTAGGAAGACCACGTTGATGTTGTTGTTACCGCAAAACGTGATAAGGCTTTGAATCGTCGAATCGGACTTGATCGGATCGTTGGTGTTCCCCGCGGAGCCATTGATCCAAACAGTCATTGCCCGCTCTGCGTTCGAATTGGGCGGGCTCGGCGGTGTCGTTAGTGCAGTAATCGTCATTTCTTACCTCCCCGAATGAGCGCGAAGAAATCCGGGTCCCTCAGTGCTCGATTAATTGTCTCAACCGGATGGTTTTGCGGAAACGAGTACGCGGAAGCGCTGTTTGCGGGCGCAGCTTCGTTATGACATTTGACCCACGCTTCAATCTGGTCAGCATTGCCGTGCGTCGCGATACTGCCATCTGCGTAGTATGCAATCGCAATCTGCATGTGACACGTCGGCACCTTTTTCTCACGCGGGTTGATTTGCTCCATGCGTCTCTTCTGCGCGTTCCAGCGCATCGCAGGCTCCGAAAAAACCTGAACTTCTCCCTCAGACGAGTCGCGGTGAAGCAGATACATACCTGCCTGGTACTTATAGAATTCAGCCATGTTTCAAACCTCGTAGAAATCGATATCCGCGGTTACTGTCCCCGCCGTAACAGCATCCGGCGCGGCATATGCCGTGATCCGGGCTGGCCCAGAAACCCAGAGATTCTCGTAGTAGAATGTTCCTGAATTCTGGCCACTGACTATGCGAATCCTAGCCGTGATCTGCTCTTCAAACGCTGTGCTTGTAAGTTGGGCGATCTTCCGTAGAAATGCGGATACGCTGATCGTTGCAGTTCCAACGATGAATCCGCGAACGAAGCATATTTTGCCGAGCGAAACGTAGTGATGCGCCCAAAATGTTCGCCCATCGCCTACCGCAACAGTCCCAACTGTCGCGCCTGCGCCGTTGCGCCGAATCGTAAGCGTACCGACGTTCGTGCCGTTCGACCCTACTGTTAAGCTTTCCAATTTCTCGACGAACTGCGCATTCGAATCTCCGATTGCGACAGCGGTCGTTCCGTTCGTCGTAATCGTCGCTGTATACGGTCCGGACCCGTCCGTTCGATAGTACGTCACGAGAAGGGTGCGCGTACCAGTTCCTGCCGAAGCATCACTTGCACTCGAAGACACAACTTCGAGATTCGACGGTGTTGCTTGCTCCGTATACGTTGTAGCACGAATGGCCTGAATCGAAGTCGAGGATGACGATAGACTTCCAGAAGCGACACCTGAGACGCCTGGGATGGTTCCCTCCGAGATATCGAGCGCGGGCGTGAGTATTGAGCCGTTCAGCATCAGAACTCCACGTAATCGAACGACGCGTACGCCGTCTGAACAATTGCGTTATCCGGGCGCTCGTTCACGATGACCATGTTTGGCCCGCTGATCATCAACCACGGGTCCCAATCGATCAGCTCTATCACATTTTCGTGCCGGAGCGTTCCCGTAATGTTCGAGAATGCGAGTGCCGAGTTTCCAGGATCGCCGGTGGATTGAAGAGTTGCACCGCCCGATGCGATCGTCGAGCTCGCGCGGAATCCAACGAGGTAGCATGTTCGCCCCGCGCCGACGTAGTGCTGCGCCCAAAACGTTTGGTTGTCGCTCGCAGCAATCGAGGCGAAGACGGAACCACCTCCCACAGTCGTGGTCCACAGCTGAATCGTTCCAACATTCGATCCAACAGAACCGACTGTGAGGACCTGAATCTTCTCGATATATTGAACGTTCGTCGCGACCATATTTACGGCCGTCGTTCCATTGAGCGTAACGTCTTCGGTGTTTGGACCGTTCACGGACCCGTCGAAGAAAAACACACGGACCGTCCGCGCACCAGTACCAGCTGACGTGTCGTTTGCGCTCGTTGAGTTGATCGATCGTTGAACCGCTGAAGCCTGTGCTATATACGACGTAGCACGAACAGCGACACCTGCAATCGCCGACGTCCCGACGTAACCATTCACTACGCCGAACTGCGCTGTCGTGATTGGAACGAGGCGATCAAAGATTCCCACTTAGACCTCGAAATATCCGAACTCCATCGCGTTGACTTGCGAAACGGAGTTTGTCGTCGTGACGTATCCGGTAATGAGCGCGGGACCTTGGACAACAATTGGTGTAACATGTGACCAAAACATAGAATCAGCGTCACCCTGCTGAATAATGTTATCCATAACCCGTCGTTCGACTGCATTTGTCGTGCTTAGGTCGAGTGATCGCACATGAAAATTCGGCACCTGTGCCGATGCTGCAGTTGAAGAAGTCATCAGGTCCGTGATGTAGCATTTACGCAACGAGGCGACATAATGATGGCAGTACGCTGTTCGGCGCGCTTGCGCCGGAATCGACGCAAACACCGAACCGCCTCCCGCGGCCGCAGAAAATACTTGAAGCGTCCCGGTAGGAATGTTCCCCACTCCGCCGGTAAGAACGTCTACCGATTCGATAAACGCGACTGTGGTGGAGACGGTATTGACGGCGGTGTTTCCGTTGAGTGTGACTGTTTCGGTAAACGGTCCTGTCACAACTCCAGCGCTGATTGAGTAATACGTGATGAGTACGGTTCTGGCCCCAGTTCCTGCTGAAGTATCAGCCCCACTCGTTGAGTTGATTGACCTTTGCGCGTTCGAAGTTTGTGCTGTATAGACCGTATTCCGAACCGGCGTTTCTGTATTCGTTACCGCAATAGTCGTATCACCAGCAATTCTTCCGGCCGACCCCGTAAGTCGACCTATGGCAATAGCATAGGAGAGCGGCGCGTTGATAATCACACCATTTGCATCGGTTGCGAATGTTCGAATGTCAGTCGCGTCTGACCCGCCGATACGTACCGGGCTGCCTGAAAGTGCGGCGCCTTCGGCCGCTACACCCTGTACCTGGTTTGAGTTCGGTGACAAACCTACGACAAATGCTTTGTCGGTTGCTACGGTCGCGGTCGAAGCCGGTTTGACTGCAACCGGTCCGGTCGTCCCGTCCGTAATCTCGGTAGGCCAGGCATTCGCGAGACTGTTAGGCGTTCCTTGATTCGCAGTGACCGTACCAGAAACAGGTTGATTCGTCGTACCGGTCGGGTCCGTTCGTACGGGATGTCCGCTCGTGCCCAACAAATTTGTACCATCAGACAGCTCAACAGGCAACGGATTGGACAACGATGGTGCCGCACCAGCTACCTGCGCAACGTTGATACTTTGGTTCGCGCTCAGTGCACCGATAACATTTGTACCTGCGGGGAGTGGCGAGTTTGGAGAAAGACCGACCGCAAGTGCCGGGTCTGTCGCAGCCACCGGAGTTGAGGCCGGTTTAACAGCTGTGACGTTAGCTCCATCAGCCGACCCGACTGACACCTGTTCTTGGTCTTGCTCTAGAGACATTCGCTACTTTTTCTTCTTCGACCGATTCTCTCGTGCTGACTGCGAATGCTTCTGGCCGGTTCCTGGAACCATGTGCAAATGCCTAGCGGGGCGTCCACAGGCCGATAACAATTTAATGACCGGAGCCCCACAGGGACTTTGAGAACCGTCCGGTGCGAAGACGGACCCTCCACAGTAGATAGAGAGCGTTTTGTCCTTGTATGAGTAGACGGCCTTTGTCATTGCCGTAGGATGGCACTTCGACGCGATCAGGACATGGTGCTCCTCGTGGGAACAGTCCTTCTTATCACATGACGTCTCCACCAGTTCGTTCAAGTCTTCCTGATACTGCATTCGTCTTTCTCCCTAAACCCAAAATTAGGCCGTAAACTCAGTAATACGCGCTGACCCATTCGCATTAGCCCATATCGCGTCGATTTCACCCGTCCAGTTAAATGGAACCTCCCAGTAGCCGTGCGCGCTTATTCTCACCGTGTAAGACGTGGCCGAAGCAGTCGTTCCGCACTTAACGAAGACGTTCTGAGTAGAATCGTTGAAAACTGTCGCGCCAAGCCGATTCGCGTTCGACGCTAGAAGCTGAACGTTTGTTGCAGACGAGGCTACGCTAGTTACTGCATCCGTAGACGAGGTCAGAAGTGCGGTCGTCGCCGTAACAAGTAGATGTCCGTTCACGTCGGTTCGAAGAGTTTGAACGTTAGTTCCGTCCCAACCTGCGCTGAGTACTGGATTACCTGCCGGTGCCGTACCAGCCGCAGCACCACCGACCGAGACCTGTCGTCCAGACGTATCAGTACGAAGAGCTTGAAGATTGGTTCCGTCGAATCCGGCGTTGTAGACCGGATTCCCTATCGGCACGGCACCAGTCGCCCCAGGGCCAACGACCGTAGGATGACCAGAAGTGTCTGTGTGGATCGGCTGTACGTTCGTTCCATCGAACCCGGCGGTGTAGACCGGATTTCCAACTGGAGCAGCCCCAGTTGCCGCGCCACCGACAACGATCTGCCGTCCAGAAGTGTCTGTATGGATCGCTTGAAGATTGGTCCCGTCAGACCCCCCGACTTGAATAGCCGCACCAGGTGCGGTCGACCCAGGTACGCCAGCGATGGCGTTATCGGCGGTATCAAACAGAATCGCTTGTGTATTAGAGAGCATCTTGGATTAACTCCATTATTCGGGCTAGGTCAGCTCGGTTATTCGGGCTAGTCCTGCACCGTCTGCGGCCCAGACACCCGTTATCAGGCCTGTGTATATTGGAAATGGAAGTTCGTATACACCGCCCGGCAGCAGTCGTACACTCCAAGCGTTTACCGTAGCGGCTGGCCCTAACTTCAAATAGAGAGACCTCGTCGAGTCATTGAAAACAATGCAACCACGACGATTGACGTTCGGTCCGTCAATGGTCACAGTACTAGTAGACTGACCAACGATAGTTATGCTAGGAATCGTGGGCGCACGTAAAAGGCTAAGTAACGTCTCCAGAGTCGATTCAGTCGCGACTCCTTCTAGAGTGCTCTCGAGCGCTAAACCACTCGCATCTGAATCAATGAGGACGTGGACCTGACCTGGAACCTTTACCGGCCACGCGTTCGCGTTTGATGCAGGTTGACCCTGGTCGGTCTTGCCGATGGTGTTATTGCCAGACGGAAGACTCGCAGCCAGCTCTACCAACTGCTCGTGCGTCGCGTTGAGCTTGATGAACTGTGCGTTGCCGTCTGGGTCGAGTCCGAGTATGAACAGACCTGGCGTAGTCGAGTCTGGAGGTACGCCGGTCTGCTTCGCCAGCTCATGCCGCAGGCTGTCGACTAAGACAGACAGTGGAGTTCTAGATGTTGGCATCTTTTATTACCACGATTGATAGGTGTGCACGCTATATGCGATGTTATGGAGAGCCTCCACCGCCTCCAGGTATCACTCGAATAATCAAATTTCCTGGAAAGTCTCCCGGAGCGAACGTGCTCCATGCGTACTCCATGATGTGCTCATGAGTGTAGATGCTCAATGTATTCGCTGTTACTGGAATGCTCGCTATTTGAGCGCGTCGGCCCTTTCGGTCAACATCGTAGAGGACCCACGTACCATTCTGGTCGGAGAGGCAATAGAACGTCGTGCGTTGCCGCTTGAGTGGATTCGAGACAACCTTCGTCTGGACTACGGCCCCAGTGGTGAATGGACCGTCGAAGGTGAAACCTCCCTCGGGTGTGAGATTGGTTATTGAAATGTCGACTGTGGGAAACATGATTAGTTACCTATCGTAGGACGCAGTGGCCTGAGACTCGAATGCAGACGACGTACATGTCGCTCGATACGCCACGTACGTGCTCCTTGAGCTTATCAAGGTCTTTGCGGTTCTCGTCGAGCTTATCGTCAATCTTCGACTGTTGCTTCTTGATGTCATCGAGTCGGTCTATGAGGTCGGTCCTAAGCTGTGCCTGGTCGCGAACGACTTGCTCTCTCAGCTCTGCGAGACGCTTCTCTGTAGTTACTTCGATCTCGGCGACTTTGACAGCCTGAGCGCTCACCGTCGCCTCCCATCTGGCAAAGCCGTAGACAGTCGTAAAGGCGATAATGACCCAGGGCGCAACCGTTCGCTGATTGACCCAGGCCCAGAGTGTTCGAAGATGGTTTTTCCACATCAGTCCGTGTCTCCATCGTTTGGTGTCGCCTGCTCGGATTGTGGCTGCGACTGCTGTGTGGCCGACTCGATTTCATCGTCCGGGTGCACGAACAGTGGGGCGAACACCTTCGCACGCTCGAGTACATCGGCTGAGTAGTTCGCATCGGTCGTACGTGCATCGACGTCGAGTCCCTGCGATAGGGCGCGACGCACTCCGACGGTGCCGCAATTGTAGGCCGCTACGGCCGCTCGAATGTTTTGGTTCGATGGCAGTCCAGGAATGAGCCGTGCGACCTCATCGAATTTCGAGCGCAGAATTTCGCAACCCTTAAGAATTCCGTCAGTGACGCTCAATCTGCCATTGTCCCAATCGGAGCACCAGTCCGGAAAGCTACGGTCGTCGACCTGCATCGGTCCGTGACCGTGCCCATCATCGCCGTCTCTACCGTGTGGGGGCGGTTGACAATACTCATCGAGCGCGAACGTCTCTCTGCTGATGATGCCAGCGACGATACTAGGGTCGAGGCTGTGTGCCTTCGCCGCAGAGCGAATCGCATCTGCCATGCGTTCGACGTCGTGCATAGTCTGCTCGGCCGCACTGCTACCATACGCAGTCACAAGATTCCTCCGCTGTGCGGCGTTACAAGCCGAACGACGACAGCCGTAGACAGAGCGCCGATGGCGAGCCACAGGACGGGGGAGCGCCAGAACGAATCGAGCTCTTGGAGCTTCTGCTCGAGAGCGTTGGCCCGCTCTGCCTGCTTTGCCGCTAGCTTTGCGTTGTCGGCGGCGAGTGTAGCGGTGACGGTGATCTGCGTCTTCTGCAGCGCCACAACCTTGTCTTCCGCCTCGACGACGCTCTCGAGCTTCTGATTGAGCTGCTCGTCGTGCTCTAGCCTGTCCTCGAGCAGTTGCATCTGATGCGTCGGCAGCCACACTCCCTCAATGTCTTCATCGACTAGGACCTTCGGCGTTAGGCGTAGCGGTTGCGTGACGGTGCTGTTGTTCGTCGTCTGCACCGACTGCACCTGCGCACATACGCTCATCGGCATGCTCAGCTGAGCCGCTATGAGAACCGCGAGAATGCGTCGGGCAACCGCAGACGTCGACATTCGCTACTCCGTTCCCACCATCTAGAGCGAGAGACGCTCGAGACGGTCCTTGACTTCATCAGCGGACAGGTCCACCGATTGGTACGTGGTTACGAGCACGGCCTTTCGCTTGTCGAGCTCAGCCTGGGCCTTCGCAACCTGAATTGCGACTTGGTCCGCAGTTCCGCTCGCCTGCTTGATCTGCTGTTGGAGCGCCGCGATAGCCGGTCCCTGTGACGCCTCAATCGCAGCGACCGCCGTTGCGCCGATGGCGTCGTGCTTGTATAGCCGATAGACGATGAGTGCGATGGATGCGAGCAGGCCGAGCAGCCAGCAGACGGTCCAGATGATTGAGCTCCTCAACACGGCACGGTTCCTCGAGCGTCGCGCTAGCTGGACGGGCCTTGTGGCGCGCTGGGACCTTGCGACGCACTTGGTCCTTGTGAGGTCGGAGCCGGCGGAGGCGCGGGCGCATTGGCCGCCTGCAACGCTGGAAGCAGCGCGCTATCGAACCAGTTGTGAAGCGCGGCCAGACCAGCGATGATGCCGAGAACGATGGCAGCCTGAAGAGAGGTCTGCCCCATTCCCCACGCACCAAACGGTGCGGCGACCGCGGTCAGAATCGCGAGCAAGCCCTTCAGGTAGATGAGTTTATCTTGCATGTTACCTCTCCTGGGAACGCTTGAAGTTTGCTCGTTCCTACAGGAGAGATAATGCGTCGTGCCGGCTCGAGAATCTCTTTAGACGAATGTCTGGACCGACGCGTCGACGACCAACTTGGCTAGTCGGAGAGCTCGTCCTCGGTCGGGATGAGGCCCGAGGCTTTAGCGAGCTCGAGGTGTTTAGCCTTCGCCCACTTCTTGACGCTGGGGTAGTAGCCCGTTGCCGCGATGAGGTCGAGCTCCTCGATTGTCAAGGAGTCCTCGAGGTTGAGCAGCTCAGTCATCAGCTCGGTGACTGCTGTGCGCTCGTGGTCCTTCAGCCGAACGTCAACACCGGCCAGCAGGTTCTGGACGTAGGGGTTGATGGCGTCGTCGATGCTCGGGCCAGGTTCGTTGGAGATTCGCTGCGACTTGTCAACCTCTTGAGCTGACATCGGCTTTGCCCTGAGGGACTCTTGAGCGAGTGTGGCGGACTTACGCATCAGTGCTTCCGGCGTCGTCTTCAAGACTTGTGCCTTTTTCTCAAAGAAATCAAGCGCTTCTGCCTGCGTCATCAGCTTGATGGTGCCGTTAGAAGCATTCTGCACCAAGTCAGCGGAATCACGAATAATCTCGTACTGAGCATAGCGTGAAAGACATATTGGGTCGCCAGGCTTGATCGGCGGAATCTTGATTCGTTCTCCGGATTTGCCTTTGAGCTCGATGATGACGTGCATGCCGCGCTTGGCGGTCGCCTTCACCCAGACCATGCCGTCGCCGCCGTTCTTCTTGTCGACCTTGTCGAAGAAGTCGACGACGTTCATCATCGTGTGTGCTGGATTATACTGCAAGTTTGCCATATATCTCTTCTCTACCTTCACGACTTCTGGCATGACCATTGCACTTCTCGACTGGACGGACGAAGGCGGTCTCGGGCATTGCCCCAAGTCCGCAAGTAGTCGAATTGTGAACGGTTGTTCTTGAACGGCGGCTGCGTGTCCGCCCTTGAGGGCGAATCGAGCAACCGCTGGGGCCACGTACTCGACGACAGTCCCGTCAGGTGACAGGACAGCGACGTCATCAGGAGAGGAGCTGTGCTCGGCCACACCAGAGTCTTATGTCTCTCGGGAGTGTGCGTCCCGGTAGCGCATCTTGTCGGCGCTTGCCTGCGGCTGGTCCGCGAAGCGCTCCGACTTGACCCCTAGAATAGAGTTCTGAACTGAGCAGTCGGTAACATGCTTTGTGACCCGCGGTCTGAAAATTGCAGTCTGGGTGGGGATGTCGAATCTTGAAGACCTGACTGGTCGTACATTCGAATCTGACGTGAACATCGCGCTGGTTCTTGGACTATCGCATATGTACCGAGACAGGTTTGCGATGTGGCATGTTGAGTGGTTCTGCGGCCATGTGGGAGTCGTGCGAGGATCCCATCTAAAGAGCGGCGCAATTCGTGACTGCCTGAACGCCACCTGCAGAGCCGATAGGGCTCGACCGGCCTTCAACTGGACCGACGAGATGCACGAGGTTGTTGACGGGTTACTGCTCGGAGATGGTCATCTTAACCGAGGCTCCCTGATATTTTCTAAGTCTAAAGGTAGGACCCGCGGATATGACCAACGTCAGTGGGTGAGAGCAGCTAGCCAAACGCTTCGACAGAATGGAATCCGAGTCAAGGTATATCAACGGGCATCAAGGGTTCGCGAGGTCGCAGGGCGCACTGTACACTCGCATCCGTCTCTAAAGCTGTACACGAGTGTGTATTCTAACTTCGTGGCGGAAACGGCTCGCTGGTATCCGCAAGGAACGAAAGCCGTGCCGAAAGATGTGCGACTCACACCTAGGTCGCTTGCGTGGTGGTTTATGGCCGACGGGTCGACCGCGTGGTGGGGTCGCGACAAGCGCGCACCGATTAAGAATCAGGTAATGCTGCAGCTCAATACGCAAGCGTTCTCTGTTTCTGAATGCGATATGCTCGCAGCACGAATACACTCGGAATACGGCATTCGTTTTGGCCTCGGGCACGCTCGAGGACAAGTCTTCTTGCAATGCGCGGCCATCGACCGGGTCAACAGGTTCTTGGACCTCGTTGAGCCGTTCGTACATCCGTCGTGTGCGTACAAGATCAAGCGTCCGTGGTATCGACATCGCTGGCCTAAATCACGTTCCTAATTGTCTGCTTTGCCCTAGTTGCCTACATTGCCGGATGCGGCAGCTTCAACCTGAGCTTTCTCAGTCTTCTTTCGCTCTGCACGAGCTCGATTGGCTTTGGTTAAGCCTTCGTTCTTGCAGGTGCGGCAGACACGCTGGGTCTTGCCAGTCTTCTTATGGGTCTTGATGATGAGGTTCTCGCCCTCGAACGGGTGACCGTACTTGCAGTGCGTTCGGTCGGCGCACGCGTTCGATACATTGCCTGCCGCGAGGAAGTCGCGACGATTCGCTTGGTAGCGGTCGTTAGCTTGAGATCGATGGCACGCTTTACACACTCGGAAGGGTCCGCCACGTGCCGTCGTACGCACTTCGGTATTCTCTTCGTCGTACGGATGGCCTTGAGGACAAAACTGCTTTGCTGCATTGGGTAGTGCGGGCTCGGGCAGCTGCTCGGGCAACCTGTTCCCGTCCGGAAAGTTGATGTTGGCGAATCGCCCTTGCGTAGCGATCGCATGTGCGTCGTACGCTACTGCGGCTTGTTCGGCTGTCTCAAATGACCCGGCGTACGAGCGGACGCCGTTGGCTACGACTTCGGCCGACCATCTTCCATTCTCTCGCCGCCAGATGCCCTTGTACCCGGAAGTGTTATCAGACCTGAGTATCTTGTTCTGCGCGTTCTGCGCAGATGTTGCGAGACGAAGGTTTGACCTCTGGTTGTTCAGGCCGTTGAGGTCGATGTGGTCAATCTGAACGTTATCTGGAGGATTGAGAATGAAGCGATGCATCAGTATTTTCTCTCCATACGGCTTGCCTTGCGCGTATGTCGTATTTCGACGTTTCGGTTCTTCCTTCACCCACCAATGGAACTGACGAACCAACTCATAGTCGGCATCATCAAGTAATACGTAATAACCCTTCTTTAGCCCTATTTTCTTCATGCACCGGTATAATGCATGAAAGGTGCCACGTGGGGCCCAAATAAAAAGGCCGGTCACCCTGCGATGACCGGCCTTTAAGAGCCTGAGAGATCTTAAGTTTCTAGCTTCGAACCGCCTTGGCCACTGAACGGCTGTTCGGGCCTCCGAAACCAACAACTTCACAGAAACCGAAACCCTTAACGGTCTGCTTGAGAGGCAACAGGTTGTACGGTTCACTGAACAGTTCAACCCGGATGCCCATCTCGCCGATGTACTCAGGTGCGGTCACCGCGTACATCGTTCCGCTTTGGATGACTTCCTCAGCCCCGATGCCGGCAGCCGTGAGGATGTGCGCACCCAACCACCGTCCGACATACCCTGCAAGATTCCACTCACGCTGGGTGACTGGGTCCACAGTGCCGGACATGTTGATTTGGATGTCGGCGACTTCCGACCGATTGATGAGGAACTTGTCCACGATCAAGCGGTGGCGCTCGACCTGGTAGCGCAAGTTCTCGAGAACCGAAAGCGACACCGTGGCGAACGTCGACACCGAGTTGATGGCTTGAGCCATGCGGTCGATGAGGCGCATACCACGTTTGTCCTCTTCCAACTCAATTTCTTGACGGGCCGTATCTTGCATACGGTCGAGCACGTCAAAGTTCATCTGGTAGATCTCCATCATGTCCACTTCGGGATACGATGTGATCTTGCCCTCATCCGGAAGGATGTAGGTGCCGTACGCACGGCTCTCGATTCCCTGGCCGTCCTGACCGACGCTGTACGCGGTCGCACGAACGTCCTTCGCAATTCGGAAGAGCTCGCCCTGCGCGAGGGTTCGAACCCGAAGAATCTTGCGGATGAACCCTTCGTAGTCGATGATCGCCTTGATGGGAAGAGCGAGCTCTTGTCCAACAAGCGCGAAGCCTTCGCCGGTCGGGTCGTTCATCGCCGCCGCGAGGACTTTGCGTCGTTCCTCACGCTCGGCTGCCGAGGCCTGCCGCGTCATCTTCGACAGCGGAGACTGCCGGGTGACGTGGTTGAGCAAGTGCGCCGCTTGCGCGAGCGCGTCCTTGCGGTCCCACGCGTTCATCTCGCCGCGTGAGTCGTACATGCGGTCCGTGCGCGAGGAGAGAGCCTGTCGCACTGCACCGTTGTCCGAATAGCCGGCGAAGCGATACGGATTGAAGACGCCGCCCTGTCCTTGCGGCTCGAAGTTCTGCTCGTCCCGAGCGGAGGCGAAGCGTTGAATGACCGGAGTCGGAACGCCAACCGGCACCGTACGCTCGCCAGTCTGAGACTGAGCTTGCGGCTGTGCCTGTCGTTGTACGCCGGCCGAGGCCTGACGTTGGCCACCCTGCGGAGCACCTTGCGCACCCTGAGGCTGCGCCGAGGCCGTCCGACGAAGCGGATTGTTTGGATTGATGAAGGTCGTAGCCATGATTGTTTCTGCTTCTCCTTGAGTCCTGCGGTAGACGGACGTTCTCTAGCCCGAGGACTAGGTCTGCGCTCCGTTGAAGCCGAACCAATCGACTCCGAGGAAGGGGTCAGTCGCGCTCGGGACACTGATGCAGTGGCCGACGAGCTTGTTGCCGCTCGAATCGCTCGTGAGGATGCCGCTCGAGTTCACGTAGAGGTTCGAAAGCGCGCCGGTCAGAGCGTACGCCTGCGACGTGTCGAACTCGGTCGTATAGACCTGAAACGGCGCCTCAAGAACTTCAACGCGAAGGTCTTGAATCGTCACGTAGTCGAGCGTCTGCCAGAAGTTTTTACCTTCGAGCTGATAGTCGAACTCCGTGAGCGAGCGCGAGTAGGTCACATAGACCGGCAGGGTCGGGTCGATCGACCCGGCGCCGACTTGCGTGATGGTTCCGTTGCTGAGGTTGACGGTGTAGTCGGTCGTAACCGTATACAGCGTACCTCCGCCCTGTGGAAGCGACCGCACCTGCAGCGAACCGCTGATGATGTTCGGCTTCAAGAGCGCCGTAGCGTTTGCGACGCCGAACGTCACCGACTGGTCGACGACGAGCGTCTGCCCAAGAGTGACTTTGGACCATCCGGCGAGCCCGAGAACCGCCGTGCCGTCGGAGAGGACCACCTCACCGACACTGTTGAGCATGACGGCCTGTCCAGCACGGAAGGTCGTTCCTGGATTGGCGCGATAGACGCCCAACCGACGATGCAGCTCGCTCCGATTGTGGTCGATGCCAGACGGGAAAAGCTGCTGTTGGAAGGAGGCTCGCGCCTGTGGATTAGCGATAAGCGATGCCATTGTGTTTGATGTCTCCTAGTAGTCTTCCGGTCCGTTAGCTCGGCCGAAGCTCTTCGTTGAGGATTCGGCTAACCTTTGTCGGACTGAGCGCAGCGCGAATCGCACTGGCCTTGTCTGTTGGACCTGCAACGCCGGAGTCAGCCATTCCGGGCGCGAGGGCGAGATTTCCACGTGAGAGGTCATGACGAAGCTCTGCGGCGCGCCGCATCGGCTCCTCCACCGGCACGAGCTGCTCCTCGGCGAAGACCTGCGGAATGGCCGCGGCCTGCTTCGAGATGTCCTGCTCGACACTAATGAGATACTTGTCGTCGTATGACATGATCTCTGATGCTCGATGGATGAGATGTTCGACCTCTTCCTCGGCGCTCTCCGCCCAGGCTGCCTCCACCAGGTGAAGGCCCAACTGTTCGTCGACGCCTGTATACTGCATCTGTTGACCGGTCATCGCGCTGCGACCGATGGGACGCGGCACGGTAAGCGAGTCGAGCATCTTTGCCTTGAGTGGAGAGACCTCGATGTTCAGCTGCCCGCGCTTCGATGCGACCTTGAGCGCTCGTGCGAATCGGGATGCGTATGATTTCTCAAGCGCTTCCTTCTCCGCGTCGTGCTCCGTCTGCATGCGCTCCAGCTTGGATGCATGGAGCTTCGTCTGGCGCTCGAGAGCGGCCGTCAGCTCGGCGATTTTGGCCTGCACTGCCGGGTCCGCCAGGACGGTAGCAGTGCTGGCGGTCTTGGTCGCTGAGGCGGTTGCCGGAGTCGACGACGCCTCACCGACAGGCGGTGTCGGAGCAGGAGCCACGTCGGCCTTACGACCGCCGGGACCTACGCCGGCCTGACCGGCCATGTCGGAGGTGCCACCAGAGATAGCATCCTGCCGCACGGTGTACTTCGGCCGCTTCTCCTTGTTCACGTCTTCAGCGCCATCGGTCGCGTTCGTCTTCGGCGAAGCGACTTGAGCTTCGTCCTGCATGTCGGTGTCACGAGACTCGACGGAGTTGGTCGGCATCGGGCGCGACTCATTCGCGAACGTCTCCATGCCGCCCTCGGTAGCGCCGCCGACGACCGGAACGTCCTTGCCGGGCTCGTGCTGCTCGGTCGCGACGCTCATCGCGCCCTCGAGCGCACCGCCATCCGACATCGGGCGTCCGCCCTGGAAGTCGAACATCGCGCCCTCGACACTGTCCGCGAATCGCTTCGAGAACTCCGCCTTGTATTTGAGCGCCGTGCGCACGAGACCATCGCTCATGACGGAATCGATGAGCTCGTTGCCGAACTTCAGCTTGTCCGCGTTCGACGCGAGTTTGGCGTTTGGAGCGCTAACCTTGCCGCTCTTCACCGAGAAAATCTCACCGCTCGGGGCGAGAAGCGTGGCACCGTCATCGAAGACGTCCACCTCAAAGTCGCCGTACACCGACGCGTACTTCTCTTCTTTCATGTCACTTCCTTCGTCTGCCGCCGCGTACGGCGATTCGTGTTCATCCTCGTCACCCTCGGCGTGCGAGTGCATGGCCTCATCACCCTCGCCAGGCGCTTCCGCACCGGGCGGTAGCATTCCGAACTCCTCGGGGCTCTGCTCGCTCTTGGCAGGATTCATCTCCTGCTGGGTGAGGTCCTCAATGGTCGTCGGTGCGCCTCCAGGTCCTTTCGGTCCGCCGGGCGCGCCAGGCATTCCGCCCGGTCCCGCAGGCGCACCGCCAGGACCGACGGCGGGAGCGTGATTCATCGGCATGCCGTTCTGGTCGAGGTGTAGCTGCACGCCGTCCGGAACAACCAGACTGACGTCGCTGGTGATGGGTAGATACTGAGCGCTCTTCGTAGCGCGAACGATGGCCTGGCTCAGCGAGTCGGCATGAACTTGTGCATACTCCACACTGTCTTGAGCGCTGATACGCAGAGTCTTCTGGAGTTCGTCGAACGAGGCCTGAACGCACAGGTGCTCGTCATCCCCGTTGATGCGGGCAATGTGGAATGTTTGAGATTGCGGAGAGCTCCCAGTAGAGAGCGCCGTCTTAGGCATTGATTGCTCCGATAGTCGAGCGAGCCTCGCCCAGTTGATGAGCTGCTCGGTCTCCTGTTCGAGGGATAGGTCGCCGTTGGCGGATGCCGCCTTCAGCAGCTCAATAGTGTGGGCCTTGGGGTCGGCCGGCTTGTGCACTCTGGAGTACTCTTCGAAGTCGACGCCCTGGCAATACTCGAATGCCTTGCGAATCTCGAAGCCGTCGCCCGCGCTAGTTCCCGGAATGCGAAGGTAGACGTCGATGAGACGTTGAAGGTTGCTCGGAACGGTCAGACCCGCAGTGCGTGCTAGCTTACGAACTTCTTCAGCAGTGATGCGCTTGAACTCGGAACCGCTCTTGAGCCAGAGACTTCCCTTCGCGGCGCCGCGGATGTGCGTGCAGAAGTCTTGAACCGAACGTGCGACGTGGTCGCAAACGTTGCACACTGTCGACGAGCAGCTGCAACCCATGCTTCCGGCATTGAGAAGTCCTGCTTGAATTCCACGTATGAGCGCCGGGTCTTTCTTTGTATCGACCGCGACGAGAATCTCGATGTACTCGTCTTTGACTACCGAGCCACACTTCGAACAGTGCAGACCGCTGGGGTCTCGCTCCGTCGCCTCTGCCGTTCGGTGATTGCACGTAGGGCAGTGCTCAAGAGCAGGAGCGTCATCATTGTAGTGAGCATCGAGAATGACTCCGCGTGCGCGCCTAGGGTCGGATGAGTTGAACGTCGCGAGACCGTTGTTGATCTGGTAAGAATGACTGCCTGAAATGGTCAAGTTGTAAACGGGTAGGTCATTCGGCACCGTCTCTACGGAAACGATCGGCACCAAGAGATGCTCGCCGCTATCGCGGACCTGATTCGCAGCCGTCAATGGAGGCCGCTCATCTGCTAGGGCCGCTTCGCCCCAAATAAGCCGTGCGAGCTTGGTTGCATACCACCCGTGAATTCGAATTTGATAGGCGGTATGCTTTCGAGTCTTGTTTGGCTTTTGAAGGCAGACCGTGGACGGAATGCCGATTTGATGTAGAAGAACACGAGCCTGGCTCGCAAGATGTGGTGACGTTGTCGTCAGAGCCCCGACGAACTGTGTGTACGCGTGGCTGTTCTGGTACATCGACCGAAAGAACTGAGAACCGTCGCCTCGAATCCAGCCCCGAAGGAGTTCGATCTTTAGGCCTTTAGGCCAGGACATTACCTCTCTAGAGAGGCGCTTCTCGGTCGAATATCGACCACCCTCAGAGACAAACCACTTCTGAAGCTGCTCGCCCTTGGGATTCGAAGTTTGCACTGAGAACGTACCGCGGTTGAAATCTGGGACGGTCCTAGTCGCAACGCCAATCGACGCACAGAGCTCCTGCACGTCCTTGCACCAAGTCTTCTCTTCGTGAAAGCCGAACGTGAAACTGGTCCATTTGGCGGTCGAGGCACAACCCTCAGCGGTGTAGTAGCCGAGAAGTCGGGCTTGAGCAGGTGTTACGTCGGTGGCCGACGTCTCGCTCGTTTGAGGAATGAATAGCCAGTCTCCAGGGCGAGCATCTCCAATCGGAATGCGCTTAATTGGGTCGTAGTCCTTAGGTATACGACGAAGACCGCCGTTGCGCTTAGTCGACCCGTCGATAACTTTCAGGTCTGAATCGACGCGACCCTGCTTGTAGTGATTGTGCTTGTACGCCCTGCCTGGATTGACGTCTTCTCCGCAGCCGCAGGCGCATTTGCGCGGCCAGGCCCAGACTGGAAACTCGTGATTCGAAGTGGCGAAGAAAGTGCCGTAGTTCTTCGTTCGAACTTTCGTTAGCGTGTCCGGAACGCCTTCGCACCAAGCCGCTTCGACCTTTTGCACCATGCCGTTACGGTCGAGAACCTCATCGCCATCCTGAACAAGTTCAATTGACTTAGACGTTCCGTCTGCCATGACGACGGGCGTGCCTTCTCGAAAACAGCGATGGTTTAGGTGATGAGGCTTGCCCTCGTACGTTAGGTAGACAGCCATCTTTCGCTGATGGTCGAAGCGGAGGAGCTCAGCCTTCGAGAACGCGTCGTGGTTGTCGTTCGGAACGTTGACGCTGTTTGCGCGGATGGCCTCGTAGATGTAGTCCGACGGATGCGGACTGATATCGTACTTGGTCGATGCCTCTCGGAGCTTGCCGGCGACGTCAATCTTGCGTGCGCCGTCGAGGTAGTACGACCTGCGCTGCGAGGCTTCAACAGCCGCACCGGTGAATCCGAGCTCGGCCGCGTTCGGCTCGTTTCGGGCGATGCGATGAAACTGCTGCCCGACGGCGTCAAAAGTCGCCGTCCCGACCGAGTCGAGATGCGGAAATGCGACCTTGTGAAACATCTACTTCGATTGCTCCGCCTCATAGGCTGCGAGCTCAGCCCGAAGGTCCTCGAGGTCGGCGCCAGACATTGAGGCGCGAATCTTCTGCGTCATCGGGTTGTCGGAAGCGAAGAGGGCTCGAAGAAACTCGCCCCTGGAACCGTCGACCTGCACCCTGTCCGACTCGGCCGGTGGAGAATCGAGAATCTCTACCGGAACCCGGCCAAGGTCAGACGCGTCCCCAAACTTGCGGAATGCCACGTACGAATAATCGTCAGACCGGCTAGAACAATTGGGTCGTTAGGCCGTGCGAGGCCGTCGGGAAGGCCGACGTGTGGTCAGGAGTCGCCGCTGGCGCCGATGAGCAGGTTGCCGTTGTCGGAATCTTCAAGCATTACGCCATATTCCTTAGCCATCCGCTCCAGCTCAGCGTCGGTTGAGCCGTTGACGTGTCGGAGCTTGCCGAGGTCCGTCAGGATGGATGACAGCTCCTGGATAGAGGCTGACGGGTAGTTCTCGTCGACCAGCCAACCCTCGACAGCCTCCCAGAGGTCATGCCTGTCGTGTGAGGCAAGTGCCTGAATGATAGCCGGGTCCTTCAGGGCGTCAACCCACGGCTCAGTCTGGTCGTCCTCAATGTTGGACGGGTCGAACGTGTCGAATAATCTTACGACCGGGTCCAGCACCGCATGTGCCCAGTTCTTCGAGCTCGCTGGGCGACTGCCATTCGTGCCATTGCCGGCGCCGTTTGCAAGCGGCTGTGCCTGGTCGCCCTCGGCCGCCGAGACTGATTCCCCGCCGGAGGACCCCCCAGCGACGGGCGAACCCTCGCCGCCTCCACCGCCTCCACCGCCGGGCGCGCCCTCAGGACCTCCACCCGGCGCTCCTCCACCCTCCTCACCAGGCAGGCCGAACGACTCGGGTGGAATGCCGGGCGAGAGTACGTTACCTCCACCGCCGCCTCCACTCGGTCCACCTTCGGCACCCGGGGCCGCTGCGAGACCAAGCAGCTGCTGCAGCTCCGGGTCCTGGCCGGCGAGGTCCTTCTTAAACTTATACTCCTCGACGAGCTGCTTCTGCTCCTCCTCAGAATCAAGACCGAGGCAGGCGTACTTCTTCTGGTCGGTAATTTTGATGTGCAGATTGTTCTCGAGCGCGTTCATCGCGTCGATGCGTTCCTTGTCTATGTTCGGGTCGAGCGACTTACTCCACTCAATAGTGGGTACGATGTACATTCGCTCATCCATCAGGTCGAGAGAGCTTCTCTTGACGCGCACGTGCCCTTGAGACGCGCCGGCCTTCGACGGCTTGACCCACTGATTCGCGATTGCGACGGGCATGAAGAATCGAGGGATGAGCCACTCGTTCACGAAGAAATCGCGCATCGCTTTCAAACGCTGTAAGAAGACGGTTAGACCCGCAGCGCTCGATGAGTAGCTCGACTCACCGCTGATGAACGACTTCGATACGCCAAGAGCGATGAGCTTCAATTTCTCGAACAATTCGTTGTGCGTGTTGACACTCATCAAACGTTCGGGAGTGCCAATCGTCTCTGTTGCAATCTGATAATTATAGATCAGCTTCGCGACGGGATCTGCCTCAGCCTGTGCAAGCAGGCTTGCGACTTTCTTCTCTTCGGACGGCGGTGGAATTGTTCCAGTCGTCGGGTCGCCGAGCTTCACTAATGTAATGGCGTTAGCCGCACGTCTCGCTGTCGCAATAAATGCGGCCCACAAGCCGTCTTCAGCCATGTAGGTTCGCCAGAGCCTTGTCTGAATGCTAGCTCCGCGCAAATCGTACGGATGCAACTTGCGAGGAATGAATGTCGCATTGACCGGACTGAGCGGGATGTTCGTACCGGCACGAAGGTGCGCCAACAGCTCCGGTGGCATCGACTCACGAACACGAGCGAGCATCGGATGGTCCGAGGAGACAATCTCGCGCAGCTTGGGGTCCGGAACGAACTCCATAATCGTGTCCATCTTGATGAACGGACTGTAGACGACGTTGATTTGGTCTGGGTTGTGGAGCGCTACGTGCGTCCAGATTCCTTTGCTGTCGTCGAAGTGGCAGTGAGGAATGACCTCTCCAACGACCAAAAACTCACGCACGAGGTACGGCAAAATTGTGCGAATGCCGCACTCGTTGAGCATGTACTCGAGCGTCTCTTTGATTTCACCATCGACGCCCTCTCCTGTAAGCTGGAAATCGCTCCATGGCAGTTCGCTGAGTAGTTCGATGACGGCACCGACGATAGCGTCGAGCTTGAAGAACAGACGGAAGTAGCTATTGGCTAGACGACGATGGATTGGAAAGAATTGCCTGTCTGGCGATTCATACTCGGGTTGGTACGGCTTCATCGTGGTGAAGAGCGACTGCCCTCCACCGCTGAGACCGTGCGAACCGTGCCCAGTCGTCGGAGAGATTTGGCCAGTTCGGCCGAACATCGAGGGTGATGCGCCGAATGGAAGCGCGTTCAGAATCTCACTACGGGAGTCGTGACCCGGTCGAATGACTCGACCTTCCATCTCGCCGAGACCCTCGCGGAACTTCTCCGAGAGCGAATCGATCTGGGACGGCAGCATACCGTGCGGTTCATCATCTTGAAGACCGCCGAAGCGACGTGCGAGCTCTGCGGTTTCTGCGAGGCCGGGCGTATCCTGCTCGCGCCCCCAGGCCTTGGCAGGTGCTTGACCTGCACGTCTGTACATTCTAGCCGCCATGGTACGTTCCTATGCCTGCCTCTTGCTAGCCGTGTCCAGCGTTCGCGTTCGAGCCCATCGGCTGTGCCTTACTCGTAGTCCGCCGGCCCACCGCGTCCGGACAGGTTGAGCCGGTGCAATCGACCCGGTCGACCAAGTCGACGCAGGCATCGCAGTTCGGCGTTCGAGGAGATTCGACGCTCGACCCATCCAATCTGCCGGGTCCCCAGTCTCGGGGCTGTCATCGAGCGGACTCGAGTCCCTTCCGGGCCCAGTCAGCTCGCGCAGCGATACACCGAACTCGGCCTCGTGTTGAGCCTCGCCTTCCGCTTCGTGCTGTTGATAGCCGCTGGGAAGCTGCCCTTCGAACGAGCCTTCTGGGTCGTTCGCTTCAGTCGACTCAGGATGGTATTGATAGTAGTCGCGACCGAGCGGCTCGCTACCGTCGAGGTCTTCGAATCTCTGCTCACCCTCTTGCTCGTCACCGAGACCCTTCTCGACGGTGTCGACAGGATAGAAGTGCTCGTAGTAACCGTGACCTTTCGAATCGCCGGTGGGAATGTCGTCGTAGTGTTCCTGGTCGACCAGGTCCCAGTTGTAGTCCGGCCATCCGTGGTCCTTCGTCGTATCGTCGAACCACGGCTTTCGACCTGGGTCGAGTGGGACGCCCTGGTCCGCCACATCAGCGTCGACCGTGAGCGGCGCGTTCGTTACGCGACTGTCCTCGTAGTAGTCGCGCACCGAGTTTGGCATGTACGTGGCGCCATCGCCTCGGCCCGGCGCATCAAGATTCGTCTCGATGTTCTGGTAGACCGGACGGTCGTAGTACTGATGGTCGTAGGTGTTCTGAATCTGTGCGGTGCGTTCAGCTTCGGCCTGCTCCTCGAGCAGAGCGACACGCTCCATCTCGGCCAGCACGTCGTACTGCAGTTCCAGTTCGGCCTCGAGCTCGGCCTGGCGGTTCATCGCCGCGTTGGTTGCGAGCCAGCCTATGAAGTCGAAGTTCGCCACGCTAGAACCCTCGTCCGGTAATTGGAGACGGCCGCGTCGTCCTACCGTTCGGACTGTAGACCTGCCCACGTCCTGCTGCGGCCCACTCAGCAATACTGACCTCAGCGCGCTTGCGACGGGCTCGACGAGATGTGTCGTCCTGTCGCTCTGTGTAGCCTTGGTCCTGCACGAGTCGATGCACATGCACGGCGACGCGTGCCATGTCATCCGAACACCAACCACGTCTGAGCCCTTTTTTGCTGTTGAACACTTTGTCGTTCTTCGGGTCGCGTTCGAGATGGAGTAGCTCGTAGATGAGGGCACCCTGCGCGCTCTTGTAGGGGGGGTCGAGCGTCGCGTCGTCAAGCAACTCGGGCAGCAATCGCACGCGTCCGCTATAGGCATCGCGCATGAACTGGATGAAGTGCTCATTCGTCGTGACGGCCTCCTCTGCAAACAGGTTAAGGTCGCGCCGGAGTCGCTGAATCAGAGGGAAGCTGTTCCAGTGGTCGAACTCGATCTGCTTGATGACCATGAACTGAGTCACCTCTTTCATGAGCTCATAGAACGACTCGAAGTAGACTTCCTGTTGGCGCGACGCCGTGAGCAATCGAATGGCCCAATCGTATACGGTGACGACGTTGCCGTCCTCGTCGGTGTCTCCGTGTGCACAGACGACAGCGAACGCGTCGAAGTTCTTGCCGGCATCCACCGCGATGAATCGAGGAACGCCTCGAGTGATGAGGTCGGCCCTCTCAAGCTTGACACCGAGAAGCGAGCGTCCCTGCACGTCCGAGAACTGATACTGCGAGAACGAGGCCGTCGGCTTGAGCTCGAGGTCGATAGCCGATTCCTTAAAGTCCTGCGGCCGGTCGATAAGCGGATTCGCAGCTCCTGGCGGACGGGCGCCAAAGTTGCGCATGGTGCCGACGAAGTCCTTCTTGAGCATGTCGGCGAAGAATTCGTAGGGCAGCCACGGATTGAAGTCCCACGTCGCGAGATGCTGCGTGTACATTCGAGGATTATCCTTGGCCGTCTCGAGCAGCTGCATGCCGTAGTCGTCCTCGGACTTCGGCGAACTGATACTACCGATCATGCCCATCCATGGAATCAGACCGAACTGCTCCACGTTGCCCTGAACGCTCTGAACGCTGGCATCCATGGTTCGATAGACTTCTTGAGCCGACTCAGAGGAATCTGTCTGCTTCATTCGACAGACCTCATCGACGAACGCAGCGACTCGAGTCCGTCCGGCGAGACCGTCGCTGTTGCTGTTCAGTGAGTCGATGCTTAGCTGGGCGAGCTCGTTGTCGATGTTCTTATCGTGCTCGTTGTACTCGAGCCGCTGCATGCCTTTCGGGATGTCCTGCAGACGCTCTTGGTCTTTGACCCACGGAACGTAACGTCGAAACCACGGACTCAGACGCCGGTAGGCTCGGTACTTGGCCCAGATGGTTTCCTTGGCCTGCGTGTCCGTCGACGCGACATAGGTGATGTGGAGCGGCTCACCCGGCAGCGACCCGAAGTAAGAGCTCAGACCGCCATCGAACGAATGCGCAAGTGTCAGCAGCACGTGCTCGACGTAGGTGCCGACCAGCGCCAGAGTGCTGCTTTTGCCGCTACGCTGACCGATGATGCAGTGCAACACTCGATGATTATTGAAGATTCCGGCATCAACGAACTCGGTGCGCGTCGTGCCGCACTTCGGACACGCATCATCCTCATGCTTCGGCGCCCACACGAGCAGAACTTCAGCGCCGAGCGTCTCGGGCGATAGGCCCCATGGATTCGACGGCACTGCATTCGGGCCGACGTTGCAGTTCGGGCAGCGAAGCTCGAAGAACTCTTTGAGTAGCTTGTACGCACCCCAGTGCTTGTAGAGGGACGCCTGGTTCGCGAAGCGTTTGTCGACGGCCCACTCGAGCATATTCGGTGCACGCTGTACGAGATACTCGCGCTCGACGTCGACATGCTCGGCCAGCGAGACTGACTTTCGGATCATCTCCGCAAAGTCACCGGGCCGGTCTGCAACCGAAGTTGCGAACGGTCGTTGTGGCGTCTTCTTCGACATGTTGATGTTGCAAGTGGAGGCGTTCGAGGTCGGTCGGCTACCGACGCGCTGGTCGCACTAGCGCAGGTACACCTTCGAGACGAGCGCCTCGACACCGTTGTCGCTGAGTACGTGGAGACCATCGGCGTGCTCGGCAAGTACAGTGACTTGAGCGCCACACGGAATGACCTGTCGCGTATCAGGTACGGTAATTTCAACGGTCAGCTCGGCAGTTCGCGGAACGACGCCACGCAGGCCTGAATGGCCGCCCGAGCCGAGACCGGCCCCACCTCCGACCGCGCTGCTCGTCCTCGGTGGACTGAACATGTTCTTGCGGTCCGGCCTGACCTCATCGCGGAATGTCGCGTCGCTGACGAGCTCGTCGATAGCCGACTGCGAGATGATGTACGGCGAGCCCTGGTGATAGAAGATGCCAGGTGAGAGCATGTAGCCGTTCTTGACAGTCACCGGGACCTCAATCCGTTGGGTCATTCCCTTGACCGGCGTCATCTCGACCTGAACGGCGATGGTCCCGTCGGTGATGTCGTGGCCTCCGCTGCCGGCCGATCGGTGCAGTCCAGCGTAGACGGTCTTCAGCGCACCGTTGATGTTGAATTCTCCAAAGGTTTCGCTGACATAAGCACAGGCAGCCGCGCCGGGGTGGCCGCTAAGCTTTTTGGTCGCGCCGTCCTCGTTCTTCATCCACAAGTGGGAGTTTCTATTGATGAAACCTTCACTTGCGTCTGCGACGGCGTCGCTCAGACCTGCCAGACGAGCGAGCTTGGCACTCTTTCGCTCTTGACGGGCCTTCCTCGCTGCCGGCGATGCCAAATCTCTTTGCAGTTTGCGTACGTAGTCCACGTAGGACATAGTGACAGGTCGTGTAGGGTCAGTCTGTATCGTGTCAGCGTAGCTTTTCGCCACGTTGACATGACTTCTAGAACCGAGTGGCAATAGCCCAACGTAAGCTGAGGTCTTCGACCTTAGTCCACTAACCGTCTCGATACAATCTTTACAGCTCGAAAGCAGAAGCAGCACCAACGATGTCGATCCCAGTTAGCCCCGATTCCATTCGTCAAACTTTGTCCCTTCACAAGCTCTGGTCCTTAGGCGCGCCCGGAGGGGAGCGCGCAAATCTGAGCCATGCAAACTTGAGTCACGCGATTTTGCGCTGTGCCTACCTACGCTCGGCTGCCATGAGCTGCACGAATCTAAGCCAGGCCGACCTCCGCTTTGCAAATCTACGGTCGGCCAATCTCATGGGGGCCAATTTTGCCTATAGCGACCTCAGCGGCGCGGACCTCCGCGGCGCCGATATCCGTGGCGCCGACTTTCGTTTTGCCAATCTAACTGATACTAAGAATCTTCGCGCACCGCACCCGCAGCTTCCTGAAGGAGCCCTGATAGTCTGGAAGAAGGTGCGAGGAGGTCTGGCCAAACTCTTGATTCCAGAGGGAGCACATCGTGTCATGTGTCTCGCGAATCGTAACTGCCGCGCAGAATGTGCGGTAGTCCTCTCACTCGAGTCTACCAACGCAACACTTATCGACGGCTCTCCCAACGAGTCCTACTCGGTGTCTGCACCCGTCGGAAAATGTCTTACCTATCGGGTCGGCGAACTGGTTAAGTCGGATTCGTATGATGAGTCACCGTTCTTAGATTGCACCAGCGGCATTCACTTTTTCCTGACGCGTGAAGAGGCACTAGAATTCTGATATCTCGGCACGCATCTTGCTACAGCATTGAGCATGCCGAGATACTGGTATCAGTGCACTAAGTGTGGCGCGACCGAACATCGAATGGTCTCTATCGCTGCTCGCGATGAGCAGACTTGCGCGGCGCTTATCGACGTCGTTGCCGCAGAGTCAGCTGACGCACAGGTCGACTCTGCCTCCGATGATGGGATGCCGGCTCGCCCAGACTTTCCATGTCTCGTACATCAAACATGTGGTGCAAGGCTTGCCCGAGAAGAGATCTCGGACGGCGGCACGATGAACTATCAATGGTCGAACTGGCGACGATAGCGGTGGTAGCAAGGAAAAGCACCATGGCACATCGATGCCACGCAATCGGTTGTACGGTCGAAGTGAAGCCGGAGCTTCTAATGTGCGCCAAACATTGGCGGCGTGTCCCGAAGGACATTCAGCGTGAAGTCTGGCGCTCTTATAGGTCTGGTCAGTGCGACGACAAGAATCCGAGCGCTGAGTGGCTCGCTGCGGCTGCTAGGGCCATCGCCGCTGTCGCTGAGAAAGAAGGCCTAAAATGACGACCAACCTTGCAAAGCTTACGCTTTCATGCTCATGCGAACGGGTCGAGACATTCTTCGATGGACCGTTCTTCCAAATCACGCCGTGGGGATGCCCTCTACACGCGGTCGACCTCTATCTCGACTACCTCGCACGGCTCTTCGATACGAATCCTATTCGATGGAGTATCGGTTGGATGACGGATGATGACGTCACGTTCGGTGTTGGTAGTGTCGTACGTAGAGTGACCAAAGAACAGGCCAAACGCTTCATGGTCGAAGCACGTGAGCTGAATGCTCGCCACTACGACCCGGATTCAATCTGGCATTAGCGAACAAGACCGATAGCCGAGTTCATAGCCGAACGAACTATGCCACGCGACCACAACCAACAACGCGAGCGAGAGCAGCTCGAAGAGGAAGACAAATGAATCAATTCGGACAATTCCCGTACCACGTACCGCATGCGACGCAACCTGCTACACTGCAGGTCGCGATCGTCGACCAGGACACGCATCAGCCGGACACCTACCGCGTCGCTCTGGCTCTGCAGAAGCAGGTCCAACGTGACTTCGCTTTGCCACCACCGTACGGCTACGGCATCAGCTGCACCGTACGAGTCGCAGACACTCTGCACCCTCGACAACCGAATGAGATTCCACTAATGCTATTCTCCGCGGCGGACGTGCCTGGCGCGCTCGGCTACCACGACGAGACACCCGAGGGCTTGCCGATCATGAAGGTGTTCCCTCTGCTCGATGCGCAGGACGGCGTGACCTGGTCGAGTACGGCATCGCACGAGCTGCTCGAGACCCTCGCCGACCCAAACATCTGTCGATGCACACAATCACCAACCGGCATCTTCTACGGCTACGAGGTCTGCGATGCTGTTGAGGCCGACTCGTACGATATCGACGGTGTACAGGTCTCAAACTTCTGTCTGCCACTGTTTTTCGAGCCGACGCTCGATGCGAGCGGCGCAATCCTCATCGCACGGGGCAACAAGCTCGATTATCTCGGACTCACGACGACGCCGTTCGAGATTCGACCCGGTGGTTACCTCTCGCGCTGGGACCCGGCGCAGGGATGGGTCCAGGATGTTCATCAAGCAAAGGCGCCTCGAGCATATCGACAGGCGCAGATGATGAACAACCTCGGCCGTGCTAGCCGTCGACGCAATCTCACGCTGCAGGGCACTCCGGCCATCTCGCCCGCCACACCGGCCGCACCGACTCCGTAGGATCGGAGGATGCGATGAACATCAGGGAGCTGCAGAGAATCTCAGCAGAGAGATGCGAAGCGCCATCAGGTTTCAACTCGGCGATTAGCTCGTGGACCATTCTTGAGTGGGCCGGTGCAATGTGCGGTGAGGCCGGCGAGGCCGCCAACGTGGCGAAGAAGATTCGTCGGGATGGACCGTTCTACGGTAGAGAGCTCGTCCAGATGCGGACAGCACTCGCGCATGAGCTGGCCGACGTAGTTTGCTACGCGGTCCTCGTCGCCGAACGCATGGGCATCGATTTACAGGACGCAATTCGCGAGAAGTTCAACGAGGTCTCGGACCGTCGAGGCTGCGACATCAAACTGTGAAAACGTCGATGACCACGGTCGTTCTCGGCCGTAACGGCAAGTACTACGACCTCGGACGCGGCGAGTTTCCGGGCACCGTCTGGACAGTCTCAGATGGGAAGCTCAAACGGAAGAAGTACTCAACGCTGCCGCAGGACGCCTTTGCGTGCACGCAAGAACGTGCAGACGAGCTCACCGGGAGAGTCAAACAGGAAGGAACAACATGGCCGGCGCAGTAAATAATTGTCCGAAGTGCGGAGACCAATGCTGGGATATGGAGCCGTGTACGAAGTGTGGATTAACGGGACGTCAGGTTGCGGAAGGCGCCAGGGAGCGAAGCATAGAGCAACAGAGAGTCCGAGATGCGATTTCAAGACGAAACGCCGGAACGACCAGCAAACCGCTAACGTTCGGTGAATTGAAAATCGGCGACTTCTTCATCGGCTTCCCCGAAGATGGCGACGACTCAGGCCATGGTGGTTATCGTAGAGGAAGCTATCTCTTCGAGAAGGTGGAGGAGCGAAAGCCCGAACGGCGGTATATGCACGGCGACAACGCCATCAAGGTCTGCGACGGTGTAGAGAGCCACATGCCGGACGGCATGAAGGTTGTCAAAGTACTGTAGCCATGCTCATCGTTGAGCAAGCTCGCGAACGAATCGTGGTAGCTCGTCGGCAAGCTCGTCAAACACAATCCAGGATGGAATGATTCGGTAGCAGCGATAGTAGCTCAGCCTGCCGAGCGACTCGACGACCTCTCGATGACCCGAGACACTCTCAGGAAACCAGCTCAGATTCCACAGAATCCAATCAGCGAGTCGCTGTGCCTGTTCAAAGTCGAAGCGTTCTCGAACACGTGCGTAGGCCAGAACGACCGATTCCCTGGAGAGGTCGACGGCGCGCTCGGACGGAACTTGCGAATTGAAGACGCCCTCGATGTAGGCGCGTGCCGTGCGAGTAGCGTTGAGGTCGGCGACCCTAGCTGCAAAGAGGTCTCGCAGCGAGTACTGCAGCACTGGCAAACGACTCTAGACCACCGATGTGCTCTCGCCCTCTCGAGGTTCTCGATAGAGAACGAGTATTGGGCGACGACCTGAAAAACCGATGCGGCTGAAGTCTGCCATGTCGGCGAGCACGAATGCGTTGCCGATGAGCGAGAGTCCTCGGTCGTTACTTGCGGCATCGATGATGTAGCGGGTAGCCTCTGGAGCTGCCGCGGCAATACCGCCATTGACGTTCGGCGATGAGGAACCGCCGAGCCACCGTGCCAGGTCCTGTCGACCTACGACGGCACGCTCGGTCGCACCACCATTGAGAGCGTCCGGCTCCCACGGAATCTCGTCCGCATGCGCGAACAGAATCCGGGCGACCTTTTCGACGAACTTGGCCTCGTCAACGATCTGCCCAATTCGTCGCTGTTGTGCCGGCGCTTCGATGATGGCACCATGTCGCGTTACCGGGTCCTGGACACTCGGCTCTAGGGCTTCATCGGCAAGCGCGTCCGGATAGAGCTCGTGGTAATACTGCTCCTTCGGAGTGTCATACATGCCGTGCGCGCCGTTCGATGACTGCGTAAGCGCGTCCGGCGTTTCTCGGTCGCGGTATTGCTCGTCGGGATGTTCGGTGTCGCGATTATCGATCTGTTGGTCCTGAGGCGACCATGGATTGAATCCGTCACCGACCTTCTCAAAGTCTGCCGCTACGTCTGCCGATGCGTCGTGCGGCGCTTCGCTCGCTGGCGCCTCGGGCGTCGACGGCTCTTCCGTGAGATCGAATCTGCCGTATGCCACCGGTGCGCCGAGGCGGTCTCCGCTGCCTTGTACGACTGGATAGACCGCGACTTCGCCGGTGTCTCGGTTGTGCGAATAGCCGAACCATTTGCGCTTGTGGTCTACTCGCTGGCAGAAGCCGGCCGAGCCTGAAGCCTTCGTGACTTGCCAGGTCGGTCCGTATCGTCCGACCTTGAAGCGGTCACCGACCTTGAGCTCGGGTTGATTGAGCCCGGTCTCGGGACCGTGCGCTTCGTCTGCAGCGTCACCGTCGTCGCTGGCGTTCGTCGAGTTGTGCACACCGTCGATGTCGGTAGCATCATCTGCGCTGACTTGCGCGGTGCGCGAGTCGCTTGCGGTGATGAGGTCACCACCACGAAGACCTGCACGCCGACAGGTCCCTGCAGGAACCTCAAGCACGGCACTGACACGGCTGAACGACCAACGCTCGGTCGAGCCGGGCATCGCACCCTCGACGATGCGAGAAACGCGAGACTGCCCATCGATGCCGACGAGGTCGATGGCGAATGGAACTTCACCCATCCAAAACTGGGCTGTTCGCACTCGTGGGAAGAGGAACAGAAGCCCCTCGTCCTCGTCGAGCTTCGCATGTTTCTGCAGCCCGAGCGCGTGTTCGGCCGGCGTGAGCGCGACGGCACAACGGACTCGAAGTCCATTGAGCGATAGAGTCTCTGTAGAGTCTTGCGCCGGCATGAAGCGCTCCAGTTCGATTACGCTTCGCGAAGAGCGTAGATGAAGAGCTCGCCCGACTGCGACTGGTCGTCTCTGTGCAGGTACAGTGATGTGTCCACGTCGACCGCAGATGAGGATGTCATCGCCGTGCCGGCAGGTCGGGCGAGACCGACGGCCGAGGTATCCATGCTTTCGCTCAGCCGCGTACCAGTAGCATTGACATCCGACCAGAGTGCCGCCGTACTCGCTGCCGCGCCGGCCACCCTCGTGAGCAGAAGAGCGTCGACCACGCGAAAGCTGAACGGCGAGTTGGAGACGAAGATGGAAACATCATCGGCCGTTCCGGTCGCCCCACCGGCGTTCAGGATAACGCGCATAACGAGCATCGGACCCATATTATTGTCATCCGCAATGCCAACTTTTACGGAAGTGACCGAGCTATCTATCGGAGTTCGGTCATCTGAGAGTCGAGCGTCGTTTCCGGCACATGCGGTTGTCCCTGACGTCCCGAGCACGAGGTCGCCCGGGTCGGCAATGTCGTCCGAGCCGGGCGTTACGACGAGCGACAGCGTTCCGGCC